GTGATCTTTCAATCTTTGATTTAAAACCTTTAAAGAAAACGTTCTTAGCCTGTTGAGCGTTAATAGCAACGTTAATAATATCAATAGCATCTCCTGCAGGCTTGCCATAATAAACAGCAGGGTCTTTAAGACATAGTAGTTTATATACTGTATATGCACAGGCTACAGTTGATACGAAGTCTTTTCCAGATCCCTTGCCAAGTTGCAAAATGATCTCATTCTTTGTATATTTGTCAAAGTATTTTGCTCCTTCAACTGAGCCATAGAGTTCTTCCAGATCTTCTTTGCGGTAAATTTGGCTCATAGCCTCTACGATTTGATACTGGATATCAGATAATTCTGGTTGACCAAGATAGTCTGGAGACTCAACAAATGTCTTTGCGTCTACAGGCTTTTCAATAAAATGGTTTTCTTTTAGTACTTCAAGAAACTCATTGAACATCGTGGACAACTGTAATCACTTCTCCCTCTTTTGCAATAGAGGATAATCTTTGCATAATGGTGTCACGAACTTCTGGATACTCTGAGGCAACATCTCTAAGAATTCCTACAAGAACTTCTTGACGACGCTCAACCTCAACCATCTCTTCAGCAAGTTCTTTATTTTCAAGAAGCCCAGCCTTCTGCAACATGTCAATGCGCTTTGACTCAATGTCCATAACTAATTTAATAGCAGCAGTCTTTGCACTAAGATTATTAGTCATAGATGCCTCATCAATAACTTCGTAAGACTTTCCAATTAGTCTTGCATAGTGTGCATCCATTGCAGCCAGTGCTTCTTTCGCACGAGCACGAATAGCATCATTAGCAGATGCCATAACCTTCCACTCATTGATAAGTGTGACAACTCTTGTGCGTGGAATATCTAATTCTTTTGAAATAACCGTAGGGTCGTTGCCTTTTAGATATTCGCTAACAACAACGTTTACCTGATCAAGATGTTTAATCAAATCATCTTCAGTTGACATACTTACCCTCTAATCTATTAATTTCATCTTTGATATAGAATATAGCCTTCTCAAGATCCTGAATAGTTTTTGATTCATCTTTAAGTCCTGCTCTCCACAAATACTTAAAGGCATTGCCTATGTTAAAGTTACGATGACGAGTAATCTGAATGCACTCAACTCCAGACGGGTCTGTTGTATAGTGTGCTGGGTGGTTGACCTGATCAACTGTGATGTTTAAGTTTTCACTCATCTTCATCTTCTTCCCATTCAAATGCTTCTGGCAATCCTTTTAATGCTGTGATAACAAATGTTATTCCAACAGCACCAGCGACACCTAAACCAATTACTAACTTTTGTATCTTACTCATCGCCTTGACTTCCTTAATCCAAATTTTGCAAGGTATACATAGATAGTCTCTACGCTTGCCCCACACTCTTTAGCGATATCTTCTGGAGTCTTTTTATCCATTAAATACCGCTTGCGTAGCCAAACTTCACTTGTATATAGTTTACCAGCCATAATGTTATTTGTCAACCCCTATAGCCTTTGTCCAATTATTTATTGCCCAATGCCCAATACCACAAGCATCCGCTACATCGTTATCATCAATTGCTTTATCATAGGTAGTATTAATAAACTTAATAGTTCTTTCTTTACGGAGCATTCTTTCATAGGACTTATACCAAGACTCTGACTTCCCTGGATTTTGTGAGCGAATAAACAGTTGCTCATCCTTAGAGATCTTTTTATTGCCAATATAGTTTTGCCATGTAATCGGAGATACCTTGCCAAAGGTTCTGATCCCACTAATTGCAGCGGAACCTAGAAGTGCTCCCTGAACTAAAGCAAGGTCAGCAGCAGTCTTTGGGCTATTCATAAATACAGTATGCTCAATAACAATAGCATCAACATTGATATATTTTTCAAAGTATAGTCGTGTCTTTGCAGCAGCGTCTCCAACTTTGTCATATATATCTTTGCCTTCAAAATAAATCTTGCCACACTCTTTTAAAAATCCAGCATGAAAGGTAGCATAGGCAAGACTATTTGTGCTAGCATCTATTGCACAAATTCTTTCTGGTTGGGTTTCTATACCCCACTTATTCTTGCTCATACTCAATAAATCCCTTCAACTCTTTAATCATTTTGTTAACTTCTTTTTCACTTATGTTGCAATTTGAACAAAATCCAGAATCGTTGTATATGGATAGGAGAACTCCGCATCCACCAAGACACCTTCTGTCTTTGCCTATTCTTTTTTGTCTACGTGTAACTTGATATCTTTCAGCAATTTTTTCTCTAGTAGCCTCATCTCTACAAATATTGCTGCAATATATCTGATAACTTACTTTAGGATTAAAGTATGTATCACATTTGTTACACAGTTTCAACTAACTTCTCCATTGATTTGATTTTAACTACGCCATCTCCAGCATCTGCACAGGCCTTTTGAATAGGGCATGTCTTACAGATCTTGGAGTTAGAGCGATAGTTTTTGGTAGGAAGAGTTCTATCTTCCCAAGCCTTGCGAACATCACGCATCCATTGAAATGCGTTATCAATCCATTCACGATAATTATCATCTACTTCTACTGGCAACACAAGGAGTTCGTGATTATTTTTATTCTCATAAATAAGTACGCCCTTCTTCTTGCCAAGAATCTTCATATAGATAAGCAACTGAATTAAGTGTCCAGTCTTTGGTTTCATAGAATTCTTACGATACTCAAATCCTTCGTTGAGCATTGTCTTGATTTCTCCAACGATCTCTTCGCCTTCCCAATCAAGCATAACGTCACCATATCCAAAGATGGGTGGATCATCATGGCGAATCTTAAACTCTGTTGTTTCTTCATTGTTATCATCACGGTAAACTTTAACAATGCCAGCATTCATCATGGCATTTTGAATTCTTGCGTGAGATAAAGTTCCAGCAGTCATATTTGCTGCGCCGTAGGCATCTGCATTATCTTCAAACATCTGACCATCAAATGCTAGATACCAATACCTAGGACATTCTCCGTGTGAGTATGCAATTGTAGATGGTGCAAAAGTTTTCTTTTGTGTCTGCTTTGGACCACGGTTAATAATATATCCGTGCTTAATCTTTTCAATTAAAGCATCGCTATCAAGAATGTTGTTCTTTTTGGTAGCAGGCTTAAGCATCACCGAGTGTAGTAAATTCTTAGTCATATTCATCCTTTGTTTATATAAGTATACCAGGTTAGCGCATTATGTATTTTAATGCTGAGACCAAGTTGTTTACTGCTTCTGCTGCTGTGTAATAAATATTTTTCTTTGCCCGATTGTTCTTGTCAACATTTGCCATCCAAGTAGCCTTTAACGCTAGTTTTCCTGCAATTGCCTGAAGTCTTACAATCTCAATTGCTGCAACTGGCATAGGAATGTCTGGCTTAATAATTAACTTAGCAATCATTGATAGAGCCATTGTAAGTTCTTCATCATCCATAAATTCGGCAATCTCTGCCAAACCATTAACCATCTCCAGCGTTGTTTGTCCTGTACCTTCTGTCATTTTATTCTCCTTCTACTAACTGTTCTAACATGTCTAATTCAATTATAGCAAGTCTGACCTTCTGGGTACCCTCGCCAAGTACGATAATCAAGGCAGGATCCATACTCTTCTTAAGAGCATCAGTAACAGCCTTAGCCCAAACATCTTGGTTAATAGTAAAAGACTTTGAGCATTCTTTAAAGTCAACTACAAAGTTATGCCAAGAGGCATCACCCTTCGTGTTATTTCTACCAGAGTTTTTGTGCTGCTTTGCACCTATTCGCTTTGACTCAGAACGCTCACTCATTTGCAAAGTCCGCCTTCTTCTTTTTCTTTGGTATTAGATTTACTTTAGATACATGCTTCTTAGTACACATCCATGTAGCATCTCCAGATTCAATCCAAAGTCTTAAAGAAAGAACTTCTTCTTGACATTTTTTGCAAGGAAACTTTCCTTCAAATACTTTAAATTCTTTATCAGCCATTTGAAAGTTTCTTCTTTAAAGACTCTTGCAGATCAAGGTCTTCCTTTACACGGTTGATAAAACCATCTCTACCTTGCACCTTTGTTCCGTCATCAAGTTGATACCATGCACCAGTTCTATTTACAAGACCTGCTGCTTCTGCTGTATCAACAAGATCGCCAATAGAGTCAATACCAATGTCATCTCCTCTAAAATAAAAGTCATACTCGCCTGACTGAAATCCTGGAGAAGTTTTAGAGAACTGCAGTTCCCAACGAATCTTTCTACCAATCTTTTCTTCAATCAACTTATCACCAATCTTAATCTTGCCTTTGATTGCTTGATTATCAGATTCTGATGAGAACAGTTTGATTACTGTTGACGAGTAAAATTTTGTAGCCTGACCGCCTGTTGGCTGTTGGCTTGTATACATTGCGTTAATATTATTACGAGATTGTGAAATCAAAACAAACAATGTAGGCTTAACCTTGTTGTTAGCATAGTTAATCATCTTCCAGGCATTTGAGAAGTCACGAGACTCTGCACCAATCTGCTTAGTATTTTCTAATTGCTTAAGTTCATCAGAGTCTTTTTCAAAATAAATTGCGGGAAGCAAAGAAGTAATTGAATCAACAACAACAATATCTACTCCAGCATTAATAAGATTAGTTCCAACATCTACCATCTCATTGATAGTACGTGCTTGAGAGTATATTAGTTTAGATGAGTCTACCCCAAGGCGTTCTGCCCAAACCTTGTCATATGACATTTCAGCATCAATCCATGCACAGATCTTTCCTTCCTTCTGCGCCAGACCTATCATCTGAAGGCATAGAGAGGACTTTGCAGAGGACTTTGAACCCCAAATGAGTACTTGTCTACCATATGGCAAGCCACCCGCTAAGGCACGGTTTAAACCAAAACTTGGTGTTTCTGCATACTCTGTTGGAGGAACTGAGTCTCCAACCATAATAGTCTTACGCAACTTGGGGTTAAGTTGTGCTAGTACTTCTTCCATTGTTACTGACATTAGAATCGTACCCCGTGCTTTTCTGGGCGAGATTTATTAAACTCTACCTTTTCTAGTAGGGCATTGTCTAGAGACAACTTTGTGTACCCTGCCTCTACTACTCCTGCATATAAATCTAGTGTACGAATAATAATATCTGCAAACTCTTTTGTGATCTCTTCTTCGCCTTTGTCTTTACGAATTGCTTCCATTACCTCAGTAACTTCAGAGACAATCATCATTAGTTGTTTTGCAATAAAGATATCATCTACGGCATCTGGCTCTGGCCAAAAGCCTTTCTCGGTTGCATTCTTGTGTAGTTCTATTGCCATATTGTCAAGCATTTATATCCTCCAGTGTTATTGTTCCATCTTTTGTTTTGCCAAAACTAAACTTGTAAGACTTACCCTCTTCTATATGCATGTATGCTTTTGAGAATGCTGTAGGAAATACAGTGATAGGGTGCAAGTCTCTGCTTGTATCTGCAAGCGTAAGAGTTGCCATTTTCTTTCCTGTTTTAGTAATTCTAGGTTTAAACGATACCACATACATCTCTTCATCTTTATATGGCAACTGCTTATAACTTAAAAACTTTACAAGAGCATCTGAAGATGTTCTTATTTCATCTGCTGGAATTGCAGAAACAATTCTGTTGTCTGTTGCCAAAAGCAAGTATGTCTTTCCAGTTTCAATTGTTGTCTGCTCTTCATCAAAGATTCCAATTGATCCAGTCTTATCTAATACTTCAACTCTTGACCAGCCAGTACCACGCTTAATTGCTTTTACCATTCCCAAAAGAATATAAGATCCTTTTTCTTCAAACTGTTCTACATCGCTAATAAAAGCATAGTAGTGAGATGGAATAGTAATATTAAACTCTGGTAGATTTAGATACTCATAAAGGTTCTCTTTAATCTCATCATCATTCCTAGGGTTATCATTAAATGTTGCAGCACCAATTACTCTTAGTGCTTGAAGTGCACGGGAGTTTACTCCGTTTCCTTTTGTAAAGGTAAATTCTTCAAGTTCTTTGTATGAATTAAATGGTCGTGCTGATATGTATCGTTCAGCAATCGTGTCAGATATGAACTTGATAGCACTGAGTCCAAACCGAATGCCCTTACCCTCAATTTTAAAATCTTTATCCGAATCGTTAATGTGAGGTAACTTGATACTAATGCCCATTCTTTTCGCTTCAATAAGATACTCAGTTCTTCCATCTTTATCCTTTTCATTTTTTAATAGTGCAAACATAAACTCTAGCGGATAGTGGTATTTGAGCCACGCTGTCCAATACGAGAGAGTACTGTAGGCAACGGCATGCGATTTGTTGAACGAATACCCAGCATGCGCTTCAAAATCATGCCAAAGATCCAGAGCATCGTTAGGGGAGATATACTTACTAGCACCACTAATGAAACGATCTTGGAACTCATTAAACTCTTTAGCATCTTTTTTCTTTCCAATGATCTTTCTAACTTTATCTGCTTCCGACATGGACATACCGCCAAGTTGTACGCATGCTTGCATAACTTGTTCCTGGTAAAGAATGCAGCCATAAGTATCCTCCGTAAATGGTTTTAGAATTTGGTGAAGATAGTTAATATTTTGACGACCGTGTTTGCGGTCAATATAATCTTTACCGATTGTGTTAGCAGCACCTGGGCGAACCAAAGCATTTGATGCTGCAAGTTCGTTGAGATTCTTTACACCCATCTTAATGAGAAGGTTTGTGTATGGTGTTGCTTCACACTGAAACACTCCCTTAGTGAAACCACTAGAAAGCATTTCGTAAACATCTTTATCTTTCATATCAATTGACAATAAATCAATATCAACATAATGGTTTTCTTTAATCATATCAATAGTATCTTTAAGTACACTAAGAGTCTTAAGACCTAAAGCATCAATCTTAATTAATCCAATGCGCTCTGCTTCTTCCATGTCTACACCAACAACAGGAATGCGCTCATCGCTGCCAGTAGAAGATCTTGTCTCCATTGGAGCGTGTCTAAAGATTGGTTCTTTTGAAGTAACAACACCAGCAGCGTGGATTCCAGTACCACGAATTCTTCCACGCAGTTGCTCTCCATAAACTTCTACCTCTGGATATTTTTCACGGAACTCTCTTGTTGATTTAGAGTTACAGAAATCATCCCAAGTATCTACAGTCTTTAGTACCTTATTTACATCTGACAAAGGAATATTTAGAACTCGTGCAATATCACGAACAATTCCCTTTCCAGTAAATTCTAAGAAGGTTGCAATAGATGCAACATGGCGATATTGACGAACTAGATAATCCTTTACTTCTTCACGACGAGTATCTTGAATGTCTGTATCAATATCTGGAAAGTCATTACGATCTGGGTTAATAAAACGAAAGAACAAAAGGCCATGTTCAATTGGATCAATATCAGTAATACCAAGTGAGTAGCACAACAACGAACCAGCAGCAGATCCACGACCAGGACCTACCAAGAT